CCATTTTTTTTGATGTTTTGGAGTATTTCTCTTGCACGTCAAAAATCACAAGCCGGAACACCAATTCCACAGCGATAAAGGTAATAGCCGCGTTTTTTTTTGAACAATCCAGTACCTGGTGGTGTTGACACTTTGAAAACTGTATAGTATTATGGCTCCTCAACTAACATTAATCGGAGATTAAAAGCGTATGGAATACACTAAAGAAAAGTTTGACGCAATGGAAGCTAGTTTAAAAGCTAAAGTTGACGAGTTTAGAACCAATAACGTCACCCTGATGAAAGACTTTGAGGGTTTAAAGACTAAATTTGATGGCATAGATGTGGATGAGTATAAGAAGATGCTTAAAGCGCAGAGTGATGGCGCTGATAAAGATATGTTTGACGCAGGTAAGATAGATGAGCTAGTGGCTCGTAAAGTCAAGGATATCCAAGCTGAGAACGCAAAGGCTTATAGCACTTTGGAGGGCAGTAATAACGAGCTTAATCGTAAGTTAGAAGTTCTACTTGTTGATGGCGCCATTAAAGATACTGCTGTTACTGCCGGTGTATTGAGCGGTGCGCTTGATGATGTTGTGTTAAGAGCTAAATCCGTGTTTAGGTTGAAAGACGGTACTCCAACTGCTGTTGATTCAGCCGGTAACACTTTGGTTAAGGCTGGATCGACCACGCCAATTAGTATGAAAGACTGGGTTTCGGACTTAACGAAGTCAGCGCCACACCTATTCGAGAAGTCAAGTGGTTCAGGTTCTCAACACGATTCAGGTTCAGGTAAAGGCGGTGAAAAGCAGATCACCCGTAAAGCGTTTGACGCAATGAGTCAGGTTGACCGTAGCACCTTCGCAATGGAGGGTGGTAAAGTCTCTGATGCCTAAAGGCGTTCAGAATATAAAGGTTCCTGCTAAGTTCAAATATTTATATCAGAAAAAGCGGTATAAGATATATTATGGAGGACGAGGTGGGGCAAAATCTTGGGCGTTCGCTATCGTGCTGTTACTTAAAGGGGTACAGAAACCGATTCGTGTTCTCTGCTGCCGTGAAATGCAGCACTCAATTAAAGAGTCGGTACATAAGTTACTAGCTACTCAGATTGAACGTTTGGGGTTATCTACTCGATACAAGATACAGCGTGACCGTATTATAGGAGTTAATGGTACTGAATTTGTGTTCTTTGGACTAAGGCACGATCCGCAGCAGATTAAATCCTTTGAGGGTGCTGACTATGCTTGGGTTGAAGAGGCTCAAAAAGTTACCGCAGATAGTTGGGACTTTTTGATCCCCACTATTCGTAAAGAGGGTTCTGAGATTTGGGTGAGCTTTAATCCTGACCTAGAGACTGACCCAACCTATAGTAGGTTCGTTCTTAACCGCAGACCTGATTCTTTTGTTGTTAAGGTCAGTCATAAGGATAACCCATTCTTCAGTAAAGAAATGCTCTCTGATATGCAGTACGATAAAGAGCAGGACTACCAAAAATACCTAAATGTTTGGGAGGGGGAGTGCGCTAAGACTACCGAAGCGCAGATATTTAAGGATAAGTTTACGATTAGTGACTTTGAGACCCCAGTGAAGCAGGAAACTTTTTACTTTGGGATGGATTGGGGTTTTTCCGCAGACCCTACCGCATTGGTGCGGTGTTGGATTCGTGGGAACGAGCTTTTCATAGATTATGAGGATGGTGGTGTTGGTATAGAGCTGGACCACACTCACAAAATAATTGATAGCATTCCGGGAGCGAAGAAGTATACTATCCGTGCCGATAATTCACGCCCAGAAAGTATCAGTTTTATTTCGAGGCAAGGGTATAATATAGTTGCAGCTCCAAAATGGTCGGGTTCTGTCGCAGATGGTATTGAGTTCATACGCAGTTTCAGCCATATACACATCCACACTAGATGCCCTCAAACTGCCAGCGAGTTTGTACATTACAGTTATAAGGTCGATAGGTTGAGTGGTGATATATTACCGATTGTACTTGACAAATGGAACCATTACATCGATGCTTTAAGGTACGCACTAGCTCCAATTATTAAGTTTAAGGATCTAACTATGAAAACTACTAAAACTATAGGGCATTAATTTATGATTAACTCTACACACCCACAATATGATAACTACATTAAATCTTGGGATAGATGCCGAGATACTTACACAGGTGAAGAGGCTGTTAAGAAGCGTGGAGAGGTGTATTTACCCCGATTAGGTGGTCAGACTGATGCAGAATACAACGCTTATTTAACCCGAGCGCCATTTTTTAACGGTATCGGTAAAACAGTAGATGGTATGGTCGGTACTTCTATGCACATTGAGCCTGTTATTACCGGTGTTCCTGATGATATGCTAGAGGATATTACCGGTACGGGGATCTCCACAAAGGGATTTATAAATTACCTACTTACCGAGCAGCTTCTAACAGGTAGGCAGGGTATTTTGGTTGACCACAATGGGGATTTTCCATACTTGTCGGGGTATAAAACCGAGCAGATCACTAACTGGTCAGATAATTTCATAATCTTGAAAGAGCAGTATCAAGTTAAGAACCCTGAGAAACCTTACGAGGTAAAATATGAGACTCAATATAGGGAACTAACAACGGTAGACGGTATTTACGAGGTGTATATATGGCGAAAATTGCTCAATAAATATAATAGAAGTGAGTGGGTGCGGTCAGAAGTCGCAATACCAACTAAAAGAGGTGCGCCTTTATCAAGTATGATGTTCTTAGGCTCTTCACTGGATGGTTTGAACCTTACTCCTGAGATTCCACCGCTTATGCCTCTGGTTGATATGAATTTATCGCATTACCGCTCTAGTGCTGACTTGGAACACGGTAGACACTTTACCGCCTTGCCTACACCCTATGTTATTGGCGTTAAAGATGTTGGAGATATTCGTTTAGGTGCTGAAACAGCTTGGGCTATACCAAACGAGAAAGCTAAGGTCGGTTTCTTAGAGTTTACAGGGCAGGGTTTAGCCTCACTTGAATCCGCTATTCGGGAGAAGTCAGAGATGATGGCGGCTCTTGGGGTGCAACTTATATCAGGACAGCGTAAAGGTGTTGAGAGTTTTGAAGCTCTTGCGCTTAAACGCAATGCAGAGCTATCAAGTTTAGTTTTAGCCATCCATAGGGTGGAGGTCTTAATGACTAATGCTTTGCAGATGGCGGTCGATTGGGCGGAGCTTGAAAGTACCGTAACGGTTAAGCTCAATCTGAACTTCGCACTTGGTGATGAGGACGAGCACTTGGACGACAAGGCGGACAAAGATAAAAAGCAGGCGCAAAAAGAACAGAAGAAAAAAGAGGGTGATACTATTATCTAGTCAAAAATCACAAGCCGGAACGCTAACCCCACAGCGATAAAGGTACGAGCCGTTTCTTTTTTCTTGACACTTATGTTTTTAGGTGATATAAATATAGTTAAATGTAACAGTGTTACATAATCATTTTCGCAGAGCGAGATAATTTTCGGTTATGGGGACACTCTTAGGTGTTCATAAACTATTTATAATATTTAAGGAAAATCTAATGAATACATTAACAAATTTGGCAGCGGATATTTACCGTGCAGCAGATACCGTAGGTCGTGAAGTTGTGGGTTTCATCCCGTCAGCTACCGTAAACGCAGAGACAGCCCGTGTCGCAGTAAATGATACTGTACGCTCGCACAGTACTCGTGCCGCTACTGCTGGCGATATCACCGCCGCTATGACTATTCCCGAGGGGACAGATCAGGTAGTAGATAGTAAGACTATGACCATTGATAAAGCTCGTTCTGTTCAAATCCCGTGGACGGGTGAAGAGATCGTATCTGTTAATAATGGTGCTGGTTTTGAAACTATTTATGGGGATCAGATTGCTCAGGCAATGCGTACCCTTACTAATGAAGTAGAGAATGATCTAGCTAACGCTGCTTATCAAGGCGCTTCTCGTGCAACAGGTGTTGCTGGGACTACTCCTTTCGCGAGTAATATGGATCTTATCGCTGAAACTACCGAGATTCTTCGTGTAAATGGCGCTCCTCAGAATGACGGGCGTATGTCTCTTGTTCTTAGTAATACTGCTGGTACTAAACTCCGTAACCTTGCACAGCTCCAAAAAGCTAATGAGGCTGGTAATGACACTCTATTGCGTCAAGGTATCTTGCTTGATCTTCAAGGTTGTATGCTTCGTGAGTCAGGTCAGATTGGCGTTCATACCGCTGGTACGGGTACGTCATACTTACTAAATGATGCTTCAAGTGCGGTGGGTGATACTACTATTGCTGTTGACGGTGGTACAGGTACTGTTCTTGCTGGCGATGTTATTACTTTTGCTGGAACTTCTGATATTTATGCAGTTAATACNGCTCTTAGCGGTGGTTCTTTGTCAATTGGAACGCCAGGTCTTCTAGCTGCTGAAACAGATGATGACGCTATTACTGTTGGATCAAGCTACACGCCTAACGTGCTATTCCATCAGGGTGCGCTAGAGCTTGCAATACGTGCTCCAGCTACACCAGATGGTGATGCGGCTGTTGATACTATGATGATCCAAGATCCACATTCTGGCCTTGTGTTTGAGATCCGTGTTTATAAGGGTTATCGTAAGGCAATGTTTGAAGTTGCTTGTGCTTGGGGCGTGAAAGCGTGGAAGTCCGACAATATCGCAATCCTTATGGGGTAAGTAGTTTGTAGTAACCAGCCAGCAGTCTACCTTTATAGGCTGTTGGCTAAAATATTTTATTTGGAGTTATACCGTTATGGCATATAAGAGAAAAACTCTAGCAGATAAACAGGAGGGGATAGTTGAAACACCCCCTAAGAAAACACCACCTAAAAAAGTAGCTACTAAGAAAGCGGTAGTTAAGAAATCGGGGTCCTCTCATATCGTTATGTTCCGTGAAGCAGATAATAAACTCGCTAATGTACACCCTGATGAGGTGGAGAACTATAAGCTGGGTGATTGGGTGGTCAAATTATGAGCCTTGATGCTACCGCAGGAGGTGTAAGTGCTAATGCTTATTGTACAGTTGCAGAAGCTGATGACTATAATGATCTGTTCCCTAGCGATACAAGCTGGAATGGCACAACCGCAGTAAAGGAAGCTAATATAAAGCTCGCTACATTGTGGTTAGACCAGCGCATTACTTGGTATGGTAGAGTAGAAACTCTCACTCAGAGTTTGCGTGTACCTAGAGCTGAATGGGTTGATCGGGATAGCTACAGCGTTGCTGTTGCTACTGTACCTGTTGATATTAAATATGCCACCGCTGAACTAGCGATGCGCATACACGATGGTACTGTTGGCTCTCTAAATACTTTAGGTGCTGGGTTAAAGTCTACTAAAGTTGAGGGTGTTGATGTTGTCTTTGACCATACCGATACAAGCGGACTCCTCCCTAATCACATTAAGGTGATGTTGAGCCATTGGGGTTTTGTTGGTAATGTCTCTGCTGGTGTTTCTGCTGTTAAGGTTTCTAGATCCTGATGAATTTAAGTGCCTCCATACAGAACGCTATTGACGAGGCAAAGATAGCAACTTCAGACTTGTGGACTACTACGGTATTTAAAGCCACAGCGCCGTCAGCATACGACACAGCTACAGGGGTGGTTACGAGTGTAACTACGTCAACAACTATTTCTATGCTCATAGGGAGCTACTCAGAGGCGCTCGTAGATGGTGCGCAGGTACTCGGTACAGATGTAAAGGCGACTTTCTTACAAAAGGATTTAGCTAGTACACCGGATGTAAACGATTTAGTTACTTATGCCAGCAGAGATTGGGCTGTTATTAGTGTTAAACAAGATGTTGCTAACACTTTATGGATTACACAGTTGAGGGCGGTCTTATGAGCTGGGCAGGGCAGAGAACTTTTATCGAAGAGCGTTTGTCTGATAATTGGGCTACAACTCCAATTTCTTACAGTAATGTAGACTATGCGCCAGTCGCTAACAGTTCATTTATTCGGCTAACAGTTTTAGGTGGCGATACTATAGATGCCTCTTTCTCTACCAGCCGCAGCTCTGGGGTGGTGGTTATGCAAGTATTTACACCATCAAATATAGGTAGTGCTACTGCATTATCTTATGCGGATAGTTTAGCAGCTATTTTTGAGGGAGTGACGAGTGATGAGTTTGTCTTTGGTACAGCCTCTTTAGAAGTTGTTGGTGCGGTAGAAAACTTTTTTCAAGTGAACGTTAATATTGGATTTACAGAGGATGGTTAAGGAGATGCAAGCTGCAGTTCGCAGCTCTATTGAGAAAACTTCTATCGAGGTCTTTAATGAGGTTGCGGCTAGAACTCCAGTAGACACAGGTAATGCTAGAATAAGCTGGAATATTAGTACGGGATCTCCTAATTTTAGTACTAGATCCACAGGTGTTACTCCTACAGGCAATTGGTCAGCAGAGAGCACACCTCCTACCGACCCTGTTGTTTTGGCTAATGATTTTTTGCTAGAATCCCACTTGGATAGAGTTTACATAGCAAATGGCGTACCATATATTGGGGTATTAGAATTAGGGCACAGCGCACAGGCTCCCATAGGGATGGTGGCGGCTACTTTGGCAAGGGACTTTAACCACGTATTACAGGGCAATCTAAAGGAAATATAAAATGGCACTTCAACAAGGAAAAAGAGCAAACATTAGTATAACGGGAGTGGTAGTTACAGATGTAATTATTGATGAGTGGTCACTAGAGCAGAAACCTGTTACACGCACATATACAAAATTTGGGGATGATGCTCCAACTACTGAGGTAGTCTCTAATGACTGGGAAGTGGTTATTGGCGGTTACGTTAAAGCCGGAGCTGCTACATTCCCGGCTATTGGTGCTTCAGTTACCGACCTAGATTTGATATTGGAAGACGCTGTTGCTGATCTTGGTTTCACCTGTTCAGCAGGTATTGTTACCGCAATCAAAGTGGGTGTTAAGAGCGCTGGCAGTATGCCCGTTAAATTAGTGGTCAAGCCAGCTGGTTCGGAGATGGTGGCTTATGGTACGGTAACTTAAAATGGCTGGTTATAATATAGATGTTGCACTTGGGGTAGTTGAAGATACCGCTACACCCGTGCTAGAAAATATAGTCAATAAAGCAGGGGCGCTAACAGCTACGCCGGTTGTTATAGCGGTTGATAGCTCCCAATTGAGGGAGGCTTTGCTCGCTGTTAATACTTTAGACACTAGAATCCGCAGTATGACAAACAATCTAAATAGTTTTAACAGCCTGTTGAGTAGAACTATTGCACTCACCAACCAGCTGAAGAACAGCAAAGTACCAGAGCCTAGATTATGAGCATTATTTTCACTTTAGGAGTAGAGGTAGTAACCTTACCAAATCCACTACAGCCTTATGTTGGTAATATACCAGTCAAAAACATTACAACGCTTTTAGCTGCTAATGGGACAGGGTACTACTACCAGACAGGCACTACCCGATACCGCTACTCTTTTGTTTTTGACTTTAGTGACTCTACACTAGCTTCGGATCTTAGAGACTTTTTTGACACGGTTGCCGTAGGTAGGCTTAACAGTTTCACCTTAACGGATCCGGAGAGTGTGACTTCCACAGTTCGGTTTGATATGGATGAGCTAGTTATTCTTGAACTAAAGTCAGGAGAGTTGTACTCGGTTGCGGTTGAGCTTGTCTCTCAATGAAAACACTAACCTCAGCCTTTAATACTGCAAAGAACCTAACAGAGGCTACTCCAGTTTGGCTCTTAGAAGTATCTGATGGCTCTACAACTTGGTATTACTCAGATCAAACAGTTACTGTAGATGGTCAGTTATACACAGCGCAGGTTCTCAGTTGGGGTACTATGTCAGCAGAGACCCCCCGTTTAACAGGTGGTGGGGTTGTATCAGGTACTACAATTAAACTTGCGGAAGATTCTACAACGCTGGCATCGAAAATCAAAATTGGCAGCAGTTGTATTGTTAGATTGTGGTTTGATAACGAGAGTTTGACTGATACGGAAATAATACTAAAGGGCATTATCTCAGATCCTATTCGTGTATCACAGACCTCAATTGACTTCTTAGTGGCTAGTTATGGGAGTGATAAAACAGCAGTTATCGGGGATCTAATAGATGATACTGCCTACCCATCAGCTAGAAAAGAAACTTTAGGTGAGGTAGCGCCCATTGTTTACGGGCAGGTATTCTCACATAGAGCCTTGCCTGTAAACGCTGGCATACTAACAAGACTAGCTACTGCTCTAACTACCAGCTCAACAACTATAGTTTTAGCGGATGGTTCACAGTTACCATCTTCTGGTTCAGTTATTATTGACTTGGAGACAATAGCTTACTCGGCAAGGAGTGGTAATACCCTAAGTGGTTTAACTCCCACTAATCCAGTTGATGCCCACAAACGAGGCGCAGAGGTATTAACCGATGAGACAAATTACGACCTGCTCATTGCGGATCACGCAGTAACAAGTATTGGTACAGTGTATGCAGATGGTACTCCGATTTCCGGCGGATCTCTTGTAACGGTATCGGGTAAATCCTATTTAAGGTTCTCGGACTTTCCGCACGATGTAACTCCGCACTATGTAAATAATCCAGCCGCTACTTTCTTTGACGCTAATGACAGTTCTGTTTATGGCGACCAACTGACCTTTGGTGATAGTCTAACTTTTATCGAAGAAGTCTCAAACGTAGGTAATGTATGGAGTTTGGGGGGGCTTACAACACTAAGTGATTGCTATGAAATTGCAGATGGGACAGTTAATGCGGTGTCTTACTTCTATGAAACAGACGAATATGATACCTCGGTGAATGCAACTTGGACTGGTACTTTCCAAATTACTGAGGATTGGGCTTCTGATGGGGCGGTATTGGACTTTGGGTATAAAGTGCTTGATGCTGATGGTGTAACAGAGTTGGTAGCATATACTTTTTTAGAGACCCATACTTTCCCTGAGGGATCTTCCCACACAATAAACCTGAATGTAACAGTAAATAGTGGTGCAGAGTTTGTATTCATTGCAACGGGTGCTTTTGAGTGGAATGGGGACTTCTGTTTGAGTTATGGGGAGCTTACTCAGGCTTACTCAGCAGAGGAGCCAGCAGGTACTAGAGTTTATGTTGAGTCTACTTCCGCAGGTATTGCTTCACAGTTTGATGTATCAAGTGTTCCTAACACTTCTTCAAGTACAGGTTACGCCAAAAAGATTACATTAGATATGGTAGGGTTTGACCTCGACAACCCAGCGGACATTACGGAACACCTACTCTTAAATTACGCTAATGGCGTTGTTAGTGGGGATCTACATACCTCGATTTCAGCTAATACTACATTTGGTACTGATTATGACTTAGGTTTTGCCATCACAGATCAACTAGCTTTGAACATACTGCTTAGACAAGTGGCGTACCAATCAGCGAGCGTTTTCTTCTGGAGCCTCGATGGTGTTGCACACCTATACAAGTTACCAACTTCGGGCGACAGTTCTTTAAAGTCTCTTGGTGTTGCGGATTATCTTCAAGACTCATTTGCCTACGAGTACTCACCGTATAGCGATATTGTTAATAGTATATCAGCTAATTTTGACTATCAGGGTGGGGTTAGTCAGCAGATAGTTAAGGGTGTTAATGCCTCTTCAATAACGGAGTATGGAACACTAGATGGATCAAGTCAGTTTAGACTAACGCTAGTGAACTCTAGTACAGCCGCTACTAATGTGGTTAGTGACTACCTTACGCTTCTAGCTAACCCAAAAATGCTAGTGATATTTGGTACTTCACTAGCTTCTACAGAATTACAGCTTGGGGATATTATAGATATAACTAGTACTATAGGGGAGGGATTCACGAATGAAAAGTTAATAATCACACAGATAGTAAATAAGGTTTCGGGAGAGCTTACGTTTGCTACCGAAACTATATAGCTTGACACCCTTTATTTTGTCAAGTACTATTCAAGTACACTTATAATTTAATTTAACGAGGTAAATCTTATGTCTAAGTTTTCTGATTTTTTAGAGGATAAAATCCTTAATATAACCCTAAAAGGGGCTACCGCTTATAACTGTTCAACTCCTTATGTTGAGCTTTATACAGCTAATCCCTCCGATTCTGGTGGCGGTACTGTTCTTGCCGATGCAAACTACGTTATACAGGCTGTAACTTTTGGTACTGTAAGCGGTGGGGCAGTAAGTAATAGTGCTGCAGTTACATATCCTGCGCTAAATGCAGGGGCTACCATTACAGGTATGGCTATTTTCGATGACGCTTCAAGTACGAATATGCTTTATTGGGCTCCTTTGGATGCTAGTGTAACGCTTTCAGCAGGTAATATCTTCTCAATTGCAGTTGGTGATTTGACTGTAACTCTTGATTAATAGCAGATGAATTTTGGCTCTATAAACGGCTTTCTACTTGGCGGTAATGCGCTAGGCGGTGTTGTTTATGGGTATGGTTCAGCGGCTATTGTTGGTAGTGCCTCGGTTAGTATTGGAGGTACAGTTACAGTATTAGGTTCAGCGGCTATTGTTGGTAGTGCCTCTGTTTCAACGACCGCTACAGTTACCGTGTTGGGTTCAGTGGCTGTTGTTGCTAGTGCCTCTGTTTCAACGACCGCTACAGTTACCGTGTTGGGTTCCACTGATGTTGTTGCTAGTGCCTCCGTTTCAACGACCGCTACAGTTACGAGATACGGTTCAGCGGCTGTTGTTGCTAGTGCCTCAATTGCGGTTAATGGTACAGTTACAGTATTAGGTTCCACCGCTGTTGTTGCTAGTGCTTCTGTTGCAGTCACCGCTACAGTTACGAGATACGGTTCAGCGGCTGTTGTTGCTAGTGCCTCAATTGCGGTTAATGGAGTAACTACCCTACTAGGTTCAGCGGCTATTGTTGGTAGTGCCTCAATTGCGGTTAATGGTACAGCTATATACTTAGGGGACTCTGATCCTACGGCTAACTGTTCGATTGTTGTTAATGGTACAGTTACAGTATTAGGTTCAGCGGCTATTGTTGGTAGTGCCTCTGTTGGTATTGGAGGTACAGGAATAGAGTTAGGTTCAGCAGCTATTGTTGCTAGTGCCTCAATTGCGGTTAATGGTACAGTTACAGGGGTGGGTTCGGCGGCTATTGTTGGTAGCGCCTCTGTTTCAATGACCTCTACAGTTACGAGATACGGTTCAGCGGCTGTTGTTGGTAGTGCCTCTGTTAGTACCGATGAGACAATCTATATATTTGGTTCGTTTGACATTATAGGTACTTCTGCGATAGAAATTACTGCTATTGTTCAAGTGATCCTCGATGAAGCTCTTGATATTGTCGCTAGTGCCTCTGTTGATTTTACAGGTAGAGTTAATCCAGATTCCTCAGCCGCGCCAAGAGTACTCACATTAGCCTCAGACGAGAGAGCATACACGTTAGATTCAGAAACACGAGAATTAGAGGTAACTTGATATGGAACAGTTTACAAAACAGCCTAATGAGGCTTTGGATTACGATATAGTTTTTTCAGAGGTAATACCTGATGGCGATACCGTTACAGGTACATTGATCTCGGTGGACGGTAGCGTTTTTGCGCCAAGTTTCTCCTCTGACGGATTAGACATATCAGTTTCCAATGGTACGACTACAACACCGAAGTTATGGATTAGTGAGGGTACTGATGCAGCTACTTACTTAGTTTCGGTGCAGGTCTCGACCAGCGCAGGGCGGATTAAAGAGTCAGACTTCAGAATGGTAATTAGGGAGATCAATTAGATGGCTTTTGCAAATAATGTAAAGAGTGCGTTAGAGAATGCGGTAAGTATTGGCGCAACAACGGTAGATGTTACGAAGGCTTCATCACCTTATAATGACCCTCCGGTGCGGGGCAAACTAACAATTATGGATAGTCTCACTAGCCCTACCGCTATTGAGATCATATCCTATACGGGGCGCACGGATAATACCACCTACTGGACTCTGACAGGGGTTAGTAAAGCACAAGAGAGTACGACCGATCAGGCTTGGGGTGCTGATAGCGACTGTATACAGTCTATTACAGCCATAGATGCTGTTGAGAGAGGTCTTTATGCAAGCCGTACTATATCGGCAGATGTTACACTAGATGCAGATACTAGATATGAGACGGGTACAGATACAGAAATTGCAAGCGGTGTGACAGTAACAGTCCCTGCTAGTTCCATCCTAGTCTCAAAATACTATGACAGTTTGAAAATACTTTAACAGGAGAAAATTATGGCTATTAAATTAAATACAGCTTCGGGGTCAGTTACACTTACTGCAGAAGATGGCGCAGGTGGCGCTTCAGTATCTATTCCAAGAGCTGGTGTTCTCGCTCCTGATGGTGATGGCAGTAGCTTGACAGGCATAAACGCTATTACAGATACCTCCGAATTAACAGATGTTACAGTTGCAAGTGCTGATCCTGAAAGTGTCAGTAATGTACCAGCGGCAGGTCACTTATGGATTAATAAGGTCTCTGGGGAGGCTTTTATCTGTACTGACGCAACCACAGGTGCAAATGCTTTTTATAATATAGGCGAGGGGACGGGTGGTGTTGTACCACCGGTTCCTTGGGGCGATCGAGGTGTGTTTGCTGGCGGTTATGGCTATAGTAATGTTATGGATTACATTTCCATAGCAACCCCAGCTAATGCGGTTGATTTTGGCGATCTGATTTCCGCTAAAGGACAACTGGCTTCAGTTAGTAATGGGTCAAGAGGTGTGTTCGGTGGTAGTACTGGCGGTTCTGGCGAGGAAATGGAATATATTACTATAGCAACTACAGGTAATTCTACTGATTTTGGGGATATGGTTGCTTTTAAGTACGGCAGAGCGGGCGTTTCTGATGCTTCAAGGGGTGTATTTGGTGGTGGTGCTTCACCTTATAGTAATGCTATGGATTATATTACTATAGCAACTACAGGTAATGCTACTAATTTTGGGACTTTGACACAAAGTAGGGCTACTCTTGGAGCCGTGAACGGTGGTGGTAGGGGTGTTTTCTGTGGTGGTGCTACTGCTACAAATATTATGGATTACATTACTATAGCAACTACAGGTAATGCTACTGATTTTGGGGATATGCTTGCGGCTAGTTACCGATTATCTGGATGCTCTAATGGTTCGAGGGGTTGTCTTTCAGGTCATAATAAAGAGCTTATAGAGTACATCACAATAGCAACTACAGGTAATGCTACTGATTTTGGGGATCTCCAGTCGGGCGCTGCTTGGGATAGGTATATGATGGGCGCTACCTCTGATGGTTCTAAAGGTCTATTCGGTGGTGGTGGAAATACTTGGTCACAAATAGATGCAATTACGATAGCAACTACAGGTAATGCTACTGATTTTGGTGATTTGACAGTGAATCGTAGAGAGCTTGCAGCTACTAGTGGCGATTAATTAGGAGATACGAATTATGCCTTATGAAATTGAAAGTGCTTTAGGTTCTGTTGTTCTAACAGGTGAAGACGGCGCAGGTAATGTTAATGTAGAGATTCCGAGAGCTGGTGTTCTCGCTCCTGATGGTGATGGCAGTAGCTTGACCGGTAGCGTTATTACAGATCCAAAACTCAATAACCTTACAGGTGCAACCGTTTCCGCTTCTGATCCAACAAGTTCTGATAATGCGGATGCGGCTGGTCATCTTTGGATTAATAGTACTTCTGGTGAAACCTTTATTTGTACCGATGCTACTAGTGGCGCAACCGCTTGGGGCAATGTGGGTGATGGCTCTACCATCTAATGCTACAGACTTCGGTGATTTGACCGTTGCTAGGTGGGGTCTTGCCGCTTGTTCAGGCGATTAATTTAACTAACTTAAAGGAAATAAAATATGAAATTTTTAGAATATAAACTACATAGAGATAACAGCGGAAATATGATTATCCCAAACTTCGTGGAGAACGGTGGTAATTGGTTTAATCCAGCAGATCATACTATGATATTTGCGGATAAAGGGGAGACTGAATATTATGTTCCAGACACACTAACCTCTTATGACTTAGCAGGTTTGCAAGCTCGTGTTAGGGGTATCAATGCCGCTACAGGTTCAGTAGATGAGAATGGTCAGCCATTTAGTGATGCCGATAGTGATGCAGCCGTAGCGGAATGGGCTGGTAGACAATGAGCAATACCGCAACCAATGTCGTTGATCTAAAAGCTGTAGATACAGTCAATACATCGAGTGTTGTAGATTTGGCTATCCTCAATAATAAGAACCACGAGCTAGTTGCACGTGTGTCGTCAGGTTTACCAGCGTTGGATAACCAGTCTCGTATGTTTGACAGAAATAACAGTCAGACTACGCTCTCTATGATGTCACTCACAATGCTCAACGGTCAATCTCCTATGCGTATGCTGCGCCAAGTGTTGGCAGAGGTTGAGAAGCGTAAGGGAGCTTTAGTTGAAGCTCAACATACCGCTGCAAAAATTAGAGCTAAAGTGCATAAACTCGAAGCTCTTAAACAGCCAACTAGTGTTGAAGAGGCTAAACTAATCAAGGAATCATTTAACTTAGAGCAGATAGGTAATAAGATAAATGGGTCGCTTAAAGATATAGCAACTCTTATGGATAGCTACGACAGTATTAAAGAGAAAAACGGTATCGGAGATTGGTCAGAAGAGGATTATGAGCGTGAAGAGAAAGCACATCACGTGCGTAGAGGCTTTGAGTTGATGTACCGTAATCTTATTGAGGGTGGTCATCCTAAAGAGGCTACCATTGAATATTTAACCCAATATGGAGTACATACACAATTGGCACTCGCTGAGGTTTCAGGGTATATTGAAGTTGTTAATAGACTGATAGCGGCAAAGGAGGTCATTACTTCCTCTCACCTAGAAGACTTCTTTGACGAAATGAAAGTTAAGTACCAAGGTAATGCCGATATAGCTAGTACTAGAGTATTTGGTAAAGCTGAGATAACTAACCCAACTTATATGACAATGTTGACCAACGATTCGGAGTAAGTAATGAAAAACGACTGGCACATAGATAAGACCGTCTCGATAGGACATATGGTTTCTACGATGGTAGTGCTTATAACCGGCGTTATGTACATAGACTCAATAGACACTAAAGTTGAGAAGCAAGGCGTTAAGATCGAAGCTATACAACAGCAAATACATCAACAACGCTCAGACACCAA